GTCTCCGATCCACCGATCAACAGTTGCACTGCAGGCTTTGAACTCGGGTTCCTCGTGAGGCATCACGTCACCGATCACAGCAGGCTCGGGCTTTGCTTCCTCTTTGAGATCAGTCTGATCTTGATTGAATGCGGTGCTGTATTTCTCATACATCACTTTCTTGATCTTACCTGCTCGAGCCATAGCCTCGAGTGTCTTGATGCTGTGGGGCTTGCCCGGGATTAGCTTCTTGCCCAGTTTACCGCCTGCCCCGTGCTCAAAGAATAGCACACCCCAGTAGACTACCGGTGTGCCCTTCTCACCTTTTTGGACCATGCCCCCCTTATCCTTCCATTGCTTGAAGGTGCCCCATGTAGTGGACTGATAGCCCTGAGCATTTGCTTCCATCCAAAGCATCAAGGTATTGATGCCCTGATACTGTTTGCCTGATGAGACGTTAACGGGAAATTGCCCCGTCATGGCACCGCCTGCCCCGTTGCTTTTCCACGGCTTTGTCCACGGATTAGTGCCCTTGCTTAGTGCCTCAATGAAGCGGTTTGTGATAGTTTCGTGCAGGTCGATTTTTGCTTTTTTTGCTTTCATATTTAGTAGTATTAGGTGTGTGTTTTTAGGTTAAAATTTCGGGTCTATTTGAGTGCGGTCTTGCATGAATTGATCCCCTCCTGTATCTCTGTTTGCCACTCGTCAAATGCCATAGGTTCAAAGCCCTGACGAAGGCAATCGAGGCGGTAGTTCTGATATCTGATTTTCATGTCCATATTTATTAGTATTTATTAGGTTATTTATTAGGTTAGAATTAAACGATGGGACTATAATATATTAATAAGATGTGAATAGATATCACTAGTTTTGAAACACTTCATCCAAAATAATGAAACCATTACGGCAGTTTATCCCTTTTTCTGAGTATTTTATCAACGACTTACAAAATCCTTATCAACGACTTATGACTTTTATCAACGACTTACGTAATATCGTATAGCCCGTAGTGAGCCGTAAATGCCCCTTTAAGCCGTCCGATTTTCAAATGGCACCCTACCCTTCGGAAGCCGTCAGAGGAGCATACAGGGCAAACCTCAACTATTGAGATTCAGTCGCATTAAGGGTTATTGAGAGTCAGTCTCATTCCAAATTCACCCCCGTAATACTTTCTTCACGGGAGAAATAAATTGTTCCACGTGGAACATTAGAATCATTCTTAGTTGATATTGAGTCTCAGTCTCATTAAAACTACAGCCCGACTTTTTGCGACCCAGTCTCATTTAGGGATCCGTGCACATAAGAGCAGTATACATATGTTCACTAGTTCGAAATGGGGGGAGGGGGTCAGAACTTTTTACAGCAACATCTCTATATATACATAAACATGGCTATAAAAAAATATGCTCCTCATAGGATTTTGGACTTGACAGCCCTGATCAATCAGGTGATACATAAGGAGTTCTCTTGATCCTCATTCCCTTTCTCGCCTACGGCAGAAAGGTTTCTTATGTACCACAGGTGTATTGTATCATATAATATACTTGACACGTAAGTGCTACTAAGAAATAGTTGAAATAAGATGGATGAGAAGGAACAGTTAATGCAGGAGATAACTACGTCTATTCAGGACATATCTGAACAGAAGGAGTTAGATAAACTGAATAGTCTAAGTAGGTTTGCTCCGGAACGGGTAGCCAAGATGCTATACCTGTATGCCACGGGATCTAGTCAGACCCGGCTAGTTAGGAAGTATGGCTTCGATAGACATACTGTCATCTCAGTGCTTACGGACTATGCGGACCACATAGGTAAGTTCCGGGAACTGTCCGGGAAGATAGCCGCCAAGAACTACTTAGATATGTCCAGCCTAGAGGAGGACCTCATTGAGGTAGTCCGGGACCGGCTTGAATCCGGGGAACTAGAAGCTACGTTCCGGGATCTAAAAGAACTTTCAATAGCTAAAGCTAATGCCGCACGGGAAGCACTGACCGCCCGGGGTGAGGCAACTAATATCACCGAGGACCGGAAGGTATATACCCAAGAGGACTACGAAGCTACCGCCAAGGCGGCAGAGGACCGAATCCGGAAACTAAAAGAAGCGGAAGTGATTGATGTCGATTAACTCAGAATACCATGAGGATATACACGAGAAGGTTCGGGCTATCTTAGCCGAGCACTTCCCGAACTATATGTTCATAGTAATGAATGACGATGGTGACTTGTATTATGACTTCACTAACTTGCCAATAGGCAAGATGCTAATGAGAGAAGTCCGGGACGAACTAGATGTGGATGACTTTGACTTTGAGTGGGTAGAGGAGGACGAGGAAGAAGAATGATTGAGTTTACCCCGCACCCGATACTAGATGCCCCTAGTGACGAGGAGATTCTCCTCTTAGCAAAGAAAGATCCTAAGCTACTCGAGGATCTACACCGTGCTCACGAGGGTAGGATAGAAGCCGCAGTTAACGATCCGGTTCGCTACGGCTTTGACTTAGATGGCTGGGGTAGGATCCGGAACGGACTAAATGAATACAACGAGGTCCTAACCCTAGGGGGTAACAGATCCGGGAAGACTACCGGGTGTGCAAAGATAATTATGCAGGCTGTCATGGAGAACATGAACGGTCACATAGTTTGTTTCTCACAGAATGCCGATACATCCGTCAAGGTTCAGCAAGCCGCCATGTGGGAGATGATGCCCAAGGAGTTCCGGAAGAAGACCAAGAGCACGGAGGGATACATTAACTTCTCTATGCAAAATGGATTCACCGGAAGCTCGTTTATCTTTCCAGATACCCGGACCCGGGTTGACTTCAAGACTTACACACAGTTCTCGAATAACCAAACCATCCTAGAGGGTATGCAATTCGGGTTCCCTTCTAAGCCAGACAACCTAAACATGGGGGCATGGCTAGACGAATACCTTGGTGATGCGGCTTTGGTTAACACACTTCGATTCCGTTTAGCTACATTTAATTCAAAGATGATACTGGGGTTCACTCCTATTGATGGGTTCACACCTTTCATTAGCGAGTATTGCACCAATGCAGAAACACTAGAGACTCGTGAAGCGAGTCTATTAAAGAACCGCCAGCTACCAATCCGGCAGTATAGTCCTAACCGGGATGCCGGCATTGTTTACCTGCACTCAGATGAGAATCCATTCGGGGGTTACAAACGTCTAAGCAAAGATCTAAAGGGTCGCCCGGACGAAGAGATCCTAGTTCGTGCCTACGGTGTACCGGTGAAGTCAATGACATCACTGCTACCCCTGTTCTCGACTGAGGTAAATGTTCTTGGCGACATTCCAAACAAATACAAGATGCAGTTCCCCGACATTTCTGATAAGTCGCAGTTCACCTGCTACATGGTGATGGATCCGGCAGGTGCCCGGAACAGTGTAGCTATCTGGGCGGCAGTTAACGAAGCCGGGGAGATATACATCTTCGATGAGTTCCCGGACCGGGATGCATACGGGGAGTGGGCAATGTTCGGGGATCCAAAGTGGAAACGTGGACCGGCATCAAAGAAAATAGGCTACGATGTGCAAGGATACACTGATTTATTCCTAGGAATAGAGGAATCACACGGGGTAGAAGTCTTTGAAAGGATAGGGGATTCACGTTATTTTGCCCGGGAAAACGAGAATAATGACGACTTATTTACTACATTCTACGATCATGGCTTAGTCTTTGTCCCATCAGATGGCAGGACACAGGACATGGGTATCAGTGCACTGGACGATTGGTTCAGTTATAATCCTAATGCCAGCATCGATGAAATGAATAAACCTCGTTGCTACATTCACGAACGATGCGGCAACTTGATTGACAGTTTAATTAACTACAATGCTAACGGAAAAGCTGACGAACCACTAAAGGATTTCTTTGACGTGATTCGTTATCTACGTATGGCTAACCGGGGCGAAGGTCCTGACCACGTTACCAACAAAGACATGAAGGTAACACAAAAAACAACAGGAGGATATTAAATGGCTAAGACAAAAGCAACAGCACTAGCAGAAGAACTAGAGGTAGATTTTTTAACTATCTCTACTATCATTGAAGAAAATGTTTCCGAAGATGATATTAGCGGCAAGGGGAAGAACACTTGGTTAACCGAAGATGCGGTCAGCATAGTTAAAGACAAACTAGATATACCTGAGTTAGTTCCTGCTTACTTCACGGGTAAAGTAACACACCAAGCACCTAACCCCAATTATGTTTACGTTTATTTAAAAGAGCTAAGTAAAAAGGTTCCGGTAATTGTGCCACGAAGATTCAAGGGCAAGTTAAACGGAAAGATAATCAAGGTTGAGGAAATTACAGACAATGCAGGATCCAGCTACAGATACATCCCAACAAGACATAACACTTAATCCGGATTTTATAGACGAACAGGTTGACAGGTTGCTGGCTTGGGAAATACTCCAGAGGTATTTTAATGGCGAAGAAAACCTTCCGATGAAACCTTTAGATTTGTGTGATAAAATTGGGGTGAATAAGGGCTATGTCCATCAGGTCATTACAACCGTTAGAGAAAAACTAAATGCAAAACGAAGATATTTTTGAATCCTTAACATACGTTGGGGATGAACCCAACGTCAATGCTCTCCGCCGTGCTTACGATCAGACGGTAGTTGAACTAGAACCATACTTCGATGTGTGCCGCACATCTTATGATGACCGCCGCAATTTCTGGAACGGCAAGTCCCGGGATCTTAGAAAGCATGGAGCAGATGCCTTCCCTTGGGATGGGGCATCCGACATGGAGTCCCATACTATTGACGAACGTATTACACGTTTAGTATCTTTGTTTATGTCAGCACTTAACCGTGCAAACATCCGGGCATTCCCCGTTGAGATCAATGACATCGGACGTTCAAAGGTCGTCTCAAACTTTCTCCGTTGGATGGTTACAAGTGGTTACATTAATCGGTTCGCCGAAGAAATGGAACTAGGTGCTAACTATCTGCTAGAACGAGGATTAATGGTTACATACGTAGGTTGGAACCGGGAAGATACTCGGTTTAAACAAACTGTAACCATGGATCAGATAGGACAAATGAACCCAGAGATCTATCGCTCCATTCTTGATGGGGGTAACGATGATGAACTCGCCGCTTTTGTTGAGACTACGTTTGATGGTATCAATATTAAAACAGCAAAAAAAGCTATCAAAGAACTTCGTAACACCAGCGAAACGGTTCTACCTTTGATCCGCCGTTTAGTAGATGCACCCGAAATAAAAACACTTTCCCCTGACGGAGATTTCTTTTTCCCGAGTTATGTTACTGATCCTCAGCGAGCACCTTATTGTTTCTGGCGGACATCATACACAGCACAAGAACTAGAAGGTAAGGTTCTGACTGACGGATGGGATGCTGACTTTGTTCAGCACATCATTGAAAGGTATCGTGGATCCACAGATGTTATGGTTGATCGTGATCGAGACGAAAACCGTAGCATGATCTTTACTGATAACACTGATCAGCAAGATGAGCTAATTGAAATTATCTACGGCTATCAACGTTTGGTAGATCCGGACGATGGTGCACAGGGAATCTATTGCACGGTCTTTCACAGGGAGTTTAGCGGAGACGGAGACATTCCCGGCTTTGCCAAGTTTGAATTACTTAACGGATACGAAGATTACCCAGTGGTAGTCACACGTTTATCTGAGGACAGCAAACGTATGTATGATACGATGACCTTCCCTCAGATCCTTCGTGGTATTCAAAATCAAATTAAGATCGAACGTGATTCACGGATTGACCGGAACAGCATTGCAACAATGCCTCCGATCATTCACCCAGTGGGTCAGGCACCAACTGATTGGGGTCCCGGTCGTTACATTCCTTATCGTCGCAAGGGGGATATTGACTTTGCACCTACTCCGCCACCGCCTACCGGGTCCATTGAGATGGAACAAACCCAACAGGCTCAGGCTGATCGCTTGTGCGGATTGGATGAAACCAGTCAAATTAGCGGTGTTCGCAAGCAATTCTTGGTCGATAAGTTTCTTCAGCATACAGCTAAAGTCCTACGTATGGCATTCAAATGCTACCAACGGTTTGGACCTGATAGCACATTCTTCCGGGTTACCGGTGTTCCTGAGTCAGTTCAAATGGTTAAAGGAGATCCAAACGAAAGTTTTGACATCATGATTAATTATGATGTATTGACTACGGATCCAGAAGCACAATCACAAAAATTACAAGGAATGCTTGGTATGCTTCAGTATGATCGCAATGGTCTAATGAATGTAGATAACTTACTTACAGCAATCGCATCATCGATTGATCCGGTGCTAGCGGACGGTATACTTCAGTCACCTCAGGTCGCCCAAGACGAAGTTATTCGTGGAGTTACTGACGACTTGGCTAAGATCTTTGCAGGTATTGAAATGCCGGCTCGACCCAATGGTGGTCAGACCGCAGTTCAACTAATCCAAGAATATTCACAGCAAGAAGATGTAGCCGGTCGCTTACAGCAAGATCAAATGTTTGCTCAACGTTTAGAAAAGTATATGGGTCAGTATACATTCCAAATGCAACAAGCAGAAAATGCACAGATCGGACGTATCGGAACATCACCAGCAGAAGTCGGCAACGTAAATACACAAAATGCAAACGAGTCCAGCTACTAACATACAAGCAGATTTAGAAACACTATCTCAATACGAAGCATTTGCTCGTTTCATGGGATTTGTTTTAACAATGAGAGAAGAGTGCATCGAAGAATTGCACCTTGCTAACTCAGACAATATACAACAGATCAGTGGTAGACTGTTGTCATATGATCAAATTTTACACATGGTTGATTATGATTCTCTAATTGAGAAGCATAGAAATTAAGTGTGATATAATAAAAACCATCGGCATCGCTCGCCGTCAAGGAGTGGGTAATTATGACAGACGAATCAAATCCGGAGATCGCTGAAGCCGCAAGTTCAGTGGACAGTACAAATATCAGTGTAGCTGAGTTCGCTCAAGCTCGCTTGGGAGGAATCCCAACTGAAGAAGAAGTTACTACTCAACAAACAGAGGAAGTAGCTCCTGAATCAGTTGAAGAAGAATCCCTAGTTGTTGATGCAGAAACAGAAACGGTTGAACAAACCGAAGAAGAATCTGCTGATGATGTTCTTTCTCAGATGAATATGGACGATATGTCCGAAGACGAATTACGGGAACTAGCTGAAAAGTTAGGGAGTCGTGCCGTTGCTAGGTTTGGAGAACTGACAGCTAAACGTAAACAAGCCGAAGAAGAGCTTGCTCGTTTAAAGTCAGAGATGCAATCCGAAGATCCTCTTAACACAAAGAAACCAGTCGAAGACAATCCTTTTAATGATTTGAATACAGTTGAAGAACTGCAAGGCAAAGCACAGGAAATGGATCAAGTAATCGAATGGGCGGAAGATCTTATTTTTAATAGCGATGGTTACGGACCCGAAGACGTTGTTACTGAAGCTAATGGTCAAGAGCTTACAAAAGCTCAGATCCGTCAGACTTTACGTAATGCACGTAAAACAAAGGATACGTTTCTACCTGATCGCCTACGTCAACTACAAGAGCAAGCTCAGTCAGTGCAATTAAAATCTGCATTTGCTGAACAAGCTAAAAAAGAATTGACGTGGATGGATGACGACAGCAATGACGTTAACCAAAAGTATCA